ATATTACAAATAAAATATTACTAATAATTATATATTAATATAATAAATGTCAAATGGAAATGGAAAAATAACAAATGCAAATGGAAAAATAAATATAATGGGTCCTAATACTTCCACATTATTTTCTATGATGGACAAAATACCAATAAATACAAATACAAACTATCAAAATGTATTAGCAGGTAATTTTATGCGCTCACCGTTGTCGGATACTTATTTTTCAAAGCAAAATATTCAATATATACAAAATGGAATAAGAAGCGGTGTATATACTAAATCGCAAAAACGAATAGCAGTAGATGAACAACCAGAAGACCAAATAGTAACAGTTATGCGTTCTATGTATTTACAATATTCTAAAAATTTAGATACTAATATACAAATGCAAGTAAATGAGCTAAATAATAAAGTTTTAAATTTTTGCGTAAATAATGTATTTAATGAAGCAGTTGCTTACTTAAAATATAGAGAAGACGCCAGCACTATGCATATACCAATAATGCATCCAATTTATTCGAATAAAACTAATAAAGTATTAGAACAAAAACCGTGGTTTTAGACTATAATATTTTTTCTTAAGTCGCTTAAAATTTCATCTAATTTATATTTTAAAATAACATTTTCTTCTTTTAAAGTATTTATAGTAGCGCTCAGCAATCTAGTCTCCTCTTGTAAATCTTTAATGCTTTTATATTCTTCATTTAAAACCTCTATTCTAGAGTCTAATTTGTTTATAATTTCTTGCTCTTCTTGTAATGCTTTAATTAATATTAATGTAAAACAACTATATTTAACAGATTTATAGCTTTCTATTTTACCTGCATTAATATCTTCTATACTTGGTTCATTTTCCGAAACTAAACTAGGAAAAATGGTTTCTAACTCTTGAGCAATAACACCTATATGTTTATTAGTGCTAGCTGAACCTTTTAAATTATAATTAACAACTCTAACTTTTAATAAATCTTGTAATTTAGGACCAGTATTAACGACATTTTCTTTTAATCTAATATCGCTCCAACCACTATAAGAATTATTTATATTAGTAATAGAACCGTCTGAGTGAAATCTTATAACTGGATTATTTGACGATAGCCAATTAGTTCTCCATTCGCTAATTATTGTGGTATTATAAGGACTAGCAATTTGTTGTGTATAAACTCCCGAACTTTCAAATGTAAACTTATCAAAAATTCTAAATTGAGTAGCATTAGTGGTGCTCGTTTTAACATAATTAGTATTGAGACAAGTATCAACGTATGAGCGTGAATATACATTTCTACTTAAATCAATAATTCTTCCGCTTAGATCTTGAAAAGAAAGCTCAAATATGGATCTTCTAATATAATTAGTATTGAGACAAGTATCAACGTATGAGCGTGAATATACATTTCTACTTAAATCAATTATTCTTCCACTTAGCTCTTGAAAAGAAAGCTCAAATATGGATCTTCTAATATAATTAGTATTGAGACAAGTATCAACGTATGAGCGTGAATATACATTTCTACTTAAATCAATTATTCTTCCACTTAGCTCTTGAAAAGAAAGATCTGCCCCAGAAATAGTTAAATAAGTGCCAGTTAGTGTATCGTTCAAATTTAGTCCTCCTACTCTAATAATTCCACTAATGTCTAAATTATTAAAACTCATATCCAGATTTTTTACTAAATTATTAGCAATCGAACATGAACCGCTTAAATCTCCAATAAAATAGCTACTATATATATTATTAAATTTATAAGCATTAGAACCAATATTAAACATCATATTAGAAGTAGGAATAATACTTCCTGAAAGACTAACTTTTCCAATAGAAACATCAAAATAATTATTTAATCTAATGTCGGGATATAATTGCTTATAATATAATGTATTGCAACTAATATCACCATTAAAAATACTAATATTGCTAATATTTATAGTATCTTGTGACAACCCAACAATTAAAGGTTTGTTAATTTCTAACTTAGAATAATCATTTGAACTTTGAATAATAGTAGGATTATTTGTAGTATTATTAGTATTATTTAAAAATTTCAAATAACTTGCACCAGCACCTGCACCTGTACCAGTTAATGTCAAACTTTGTAATGAAACATCAGTAAAAACTGCCTTGTTTGGAGTTGGAGTAGCAATATTATTACTAGTGTAACCAATAGCAGTATTAGAAATATAAGAGTTTGTAATATTAGAGGAATAAATGTTAGATAAAAATATATCACTAAGACTAATGTCTCCAGCTCTAAATGTGCTCGTAGTTAAAGAAGCATTATTACTAAAGAAACCAGGTCTTTCTTCACTACTAATACCAGTACCACCAGTGACTTGAGTAATACTTCCTTGTATCTTAAGATTACCAATTATATTTGTATCTAGTAATATCGATGAATTTAAATATAAAATATTATTTAAACTAATGTCGTTAGCTCTAAGTATATTTGTTTTTAAAACATTAGAAACATCTAAATTAGCATTAACGGCCATACTATTTTTTATAACAACTTTTCTATTTTCTGCTGTAGACAATAATATATTGCTAGTAGCGCTTTCAATAATTAGATTGTTATTAATAGTCCCTAGCTGTGTAGAATAAGAACCATCATTATAATTTTGATTATTATGATATATATATGTGGCATCAAAATTGTAAGGTATTCCAGTTCTATTATATTCAATATAACTAATATCATTAGTGGAATTATAAATTAATAAATTTGAAATATCAGGACTAGCCATATTTTTTATATTATAATATATGTAATATATTTTATAATATAATCATACCAAATTAAATAAGTAAAAGTTAAAGTTAAAGTGAAAAAAAAAGTTAAAGTTAAAAAAAAATATAACTAGAACTAGAAATAGAGCTAGAAATAGAAGTAAGTTATTTATTTAGTTTTCTTAGATTTCTTAGACTTATCTTCACTTTTAATATTACTTTCCAAGAATTGGCTATAAGCAATTTTTAATGCATCCAGCTCTTTTAGCCACATATGCTCTAAACTGCATGCGCTAATACTTGCTAATTCATTTTTCTTAAGCTCGTGCTCGTTTAATAATTTTTCGACATTTTCTTTACATACGGAATCCATAGGCATTTTAACTAAATAATTATAGTCATTAGTCTCTCCTAAATCAAATTTGAAGTCCTCCATAATTTTATAAATCGCGTCTTTTGACTTCTTACGTAAATCAATCTTATCATCTAAATTATATTGAATAAAACGCGCCTTGTTGCTTAACACTTTAAGTTCGCGCTCAATCTTTTCTATAATATACTTCTTTCGCTTAGCATAATAATCATAACGAATAGTATAATAGGAGTCAACAATAGCGTAAACATTGTCATACTTATTTAATTGCTCCTTTTCATTAAATAAATGCATATTACTAGTGCATTGACTAGTATATAGCTTCAAGTATTTTTCTAATCCATTAATGCCATAATCGTGATCTTCTGAGACTAATTTAGATAAAATTCCAGGATAAAACGTCACCTCAAAATCGACAGTTATATCTGTAGACATATCCACAAAATCTTTAACATATTCATCGTTTGCTTTTGCTGATTTGCTTTTGCTGGATTTTGCATCTAATAATCCTTCCAAAAATTCTTTGTAGTCTTGTGTCCAAGTTCCAACTGGAAGCTCGCTAATACGAATTTTGTCAGGTCCAATTGTTTCATAACACCCTTTAATAATATATTTTTTATGTGTTGTATCACAAGGATAAATCTTGCCCTTAAACCCTTGATAATAAGGCTCAATTAACAATGCTTTAAGGTCTAGTTCGCTCACGCTATTTAATTTCGCCTCTAAATAGCTAATAATTTGAATAGGATTATAGCACATAATATCTGTGCTAAACCCTGTTCCAATTCCTTTTGTGCCATTTACAAGAATCATCGGAATAATAGGCATATAATAAATGGGTTCAACACTTGTCCCATCGTCTTCAATATAGTCTAAAATAGCATCATCAAATTCTGAAAATATTTTGCGCGTTATTGGATTTAAATACGTGAAAATATACCTTTCCGATGCTGCGTCTTTTCCGCCTTGAAGACGCGTTCCAAATTGCCCTTCTGGCTTAAATAAGTTAATATTATTTGAGCCGACGAAATTCTGGGCTAAACCAATAATTGCTCCATTTAAACTTGCTTCACCGTGGTGATAGCTTGACTGCTCAGAAACATAGCCGCTAAATTGTGCGACTTTAATTTCGCTGGTTAATTTCTTTTTAAGAGCAGCAAATAGGATTTTTCTCAAACATATTTTAAGACCGTCACAAATGTTAGGAATAGAACGTTCATTATCATAAATTGAGAAGTGTATCATATCATTATTTATAAATTCGCCATAAGTCACATAGGGCTTAGATGTATTTAAATAACTAGAACGGTCATAATTAGACAACCACTCTTTGCGGTCATTTGCTCGCTTTTTATTAAATACTTTGTCAATGCTTTCTCTGCACGTTTCAACACTTGTAAAATTTACAATCTTTTTATTGGCAAAATATTCCTTAAATTCTTTACTTGTGCTTGTTCCAAGACCCTTATAATATTTGACGCTCCACTTAGCAAAATCGCTATTTTCTTTTTTCCATTGCTCATATTCGCCATTATTATAAAACGGTATTACTTCTTTGCCGTGCGTTGCTTTTAAAATAGGAGTATTCATATAGCCAATAAATTCGGGTATTTCGATTAATGAGCTCCACTCGCTTTCAATCATATTAATAGCGAGCCCTTTAATGTGACTACCGTCTAAATCTTGGTCTGTCATAAATAATAGCTTTCCATAACGTAGCTTGCTATTAACGTCTTGTAGAGTATATGTTTTTCCGTGCTCTAGTCCGACAATTTGCTTAATTTCGCTAATTTCCTTATTTTCGCCAATTTTGCTAATACTTTCGCCTCTAATATTAAACATTTTGCCTTTCATCGGATATACACCAATAAAGTTTCTATCTTCACGCGAAAGACCCGAAATAATTCCGGATTTTGCGGAGTCGCCTTCACAAAGAATTAGCACACATTGCGAAGATTTTGCAGTTCCCGCAAAATTAGCATCTACAAGTTTAGGAATATTTCGAATAGTTTTACATTTAGTTCCGTCGCTTTTCTTAACAGCTTTATTTTCTTTAACCTCGGTTAAATTGCACGCAGTAGCCATTACGCCCATTTTTGCCAATTTTTCAATAAATTTCATAGATACCTCGCATACCGACCCAAAATTTGAAACAGCGCTATTTAAATAATCCTTGGTTTGACTATCGAACGCCGGATTTTCAATAGTGCAATTTACGAAAATCATAAGTTGCTCTTTAATAGAGGCCGGCTTAACGTCAATATGTTTCTTTTCTTTAATATAAGTTGTTAATTTTCGCACAATTTGATTAACAATATATTCAATGTGCTTGCCACCTTTTGATGTAAAAATCCCATTTACAAAACTTACTTGCGTAAATTCTTCATTTGGCGCTAAGCATACTGCGTATTCCCAGCGCTCATTTGCTTGTTCATAAATGCGGTCTTTTTCTGCCTTGGTTCCAATATATAAATCAATATAGTTCATAAATGTTTTGATTTCAACAGGGCTAGAATTATATCTGACTTTGATTGATTTATTTGTAACTGCAGCAATATCATACACTCGCCGCCGCAATAGTGCAATAAAATCTTTGTCAAATCCTTCAATACCTAGGCGTTTAAAATCGGGCTTAAAACTTACACTCGTATAAGGTTTCGTTTTGCACTTTGTAATTTTGGGCTTTTCAATAACGTTTAAGTTATCCTTAAATTCTTGAACATATTTTTGCCCAGTTTTAGCATCCACGGTTTCAATCTTGCCCCATGTCGACCAAATTAATACAAGCTTAAAACCAAAACCGTTTTTGCCTCCTACGATTTTCTTTTCTTCTTTAATATAATTTGTAGAAGTTCGTAGATTGGCGAAAATAAGTTCGGGGATCCATACTTTATATTCGGGATGGATTGAAACGTCTATACCATTACCGTCATTTGTTAGTGTAATAATTCCACTATCATCAATCGAAATGTCAATCTTTGTAACAGGATAATTGCTTTCATCATTTGTTAAAGACGGAACAGAAGCGAGTAATTGCTCCATACGAATAACGTGGTCACGACAATTCACAATACCTTCATCAAATAATTTATATAATCCTGGAATGTAAGTAATTTGCTTTTCAACAATTTTATGCGTTGCTTCATCGTAAATATGAACATTAGAACTAATTTTTTCAATAGAACCAATATATGTATCCGGATTATCTAAAACATGCTCTTTGTCAGATTTTTTCTGATATTTTTTGGAAAGTTCTTCGTTAGAGCCCATTAAAATTACTTAATAATTGCTATTTATATAAAAATTTAAAAAATTCAATTTT